TTGTAACGATTTCGGTCTATTAACGCCTTCTACGTCTCTAAACCACTCATTAGCTTGACTAAAGCTTATCAGTTTTACTTTCACTCCACTCTCCCCATTTCATAACAAAATTTTCAGCAAGATTTTCAGCGTATTGTAATGTATGACCTCTTACAATACGTGTATCAACAAGTTGTTTATCCACGTATAACATAACCACTAAACCGTCATCATTACAAATTACAGCTTCTCGAATAAAATCATTACACCAGAAATTGCTTATCACATTCATGAGGACATTACCGATTTCGTAGATGCCATTCGTTTTAAATAAGCCTTACCGTCTACTCGTTCTTTAATAAATCTAGCACGAGTGTCTGATTTATTTGGATTAGGTACAGTAAGAACCACGTCCTTACCTTTCCTTAACGCTTTATATTGATTAAGACGACGCCTCAGACCATTCTCAATATACTCACGCCGTATAGCATTCGTGAGTTTCCTATTAGTACCAACTTCTCCTTTAGAGACATACGTAGTACCTTTACTCTTTTTACCCTTTGCCATTATTTACTCCAACTTAAAATCTTTAAATCGATCGTTAGTTTTAGATTGGTCGAAGACTGGCACATCTTGCATTAGGTTTTGCTGACTAGCGTCCACATCAAACAACCGCATCTTAGACCTATCTATACCAAGTACAAAGCGCTTATTGAAGGTCGGATCATTATACCGATTCTTCAATTGCTTTACCATTATCTGTCCTTGTTGTTCAAGTTCCTCTGAGGAAACCAGTGCGAACATAAGATCTGCCGTAGCTGGTAATCCGAAGGACTCAGACGTATCCTCAAGCCCAGGATCTGAGCTAGAATAACCCGAACGAGTCGTTTGCGTAGCGCTCCAGATCGGCAGTTCGAACTCGACCGCAAGACCACGAAGCTCTTCAGCAATTGCCTTAATGTAAGTGTATGAGTTGATTGCACCGCCCATTGCCTTCATTCTTGAAGAAGCACATATATTGAGGTAGTCAACGAAGACTACATCAGGTGTGAATTCTTTCTTAAGTTTGAGTTCGTTGAGTAGCGACCGAAAATGATTTGAATTTGCAGCACCGGTCGGGTACTCTTTGATGATCAGGTTACCGGAGGATCTTTTAGCAATTGTCTCAACTTTATTTTTAAACTGAGACTTACTTAGATGCTCCAACTGATCTATTGGTACATCGAGCAAATTAGCATCAATGCGCTCGGCAATCTTTTCTTCTGCCATCTCCATTGTGATATAGAGAACGTTGTATCCTTGGACTAGGTAGTTACCAGCCAGGTGACACATGAAGAGAGACTTACCAACGCCAGTGCCAGCAAGAGCCACGTTGAGAGTCTTGCGCGGTACTCCACCCTTAGTGATCGCATTAAAGTTCTCCAAGTCAAATGGAATTTTGTCCTCCTCCGTATGGTAGAATTCGTATCGATCATCCACGTTGTTGACATAATCATGTCCGACATTCGTGTCAAAACTGACACCGAGTGCTTTACTAAGGATGTCTGGTAAAGCATTTTTAGTAAGCGTTTTATGCTTACCATCAATGATGCTAATGCCTTCCATAATGGCGTTGTATACTGCACGATCCTGGCACCACTTCTCCGTAGTGTCCAATAACCATTGTCTATCAATTGGCTCGTCTTTAAATATTTCTGGAAGTATTTCCACGACATGACGATATTGCTCGTCAGTAAAGCTTTCCGAACTGTCAACTTCAATTTTAAATGACTCCAACGTTGGGAGCTTATTATATTTTCCAACATACTTACCGACTTCCTTAAATAATTTTTGATATACTCCTTCGAAATAATCTGGTTTTATAAACGGTAGAACTTTACGCATAAACTCATCATTGACAAGTAAATTGCGTAAGATAGTTTGTTCTATGTTAATATTCAAAGTTGTCCATCCTCGCGCATTTGTTTACGTATCTTAGTAGCAGAGATATCATGAATCTCTTTACCAAGGTCGTGTTCAGTAAATGTATATCCGACACCACGTCCATAACTGATGTCAACTATATTTGGTACTACTATTATAACATAATCTTTACCAGAAATAAACCCTTGTTTTGATAATTCAATAGACATTCTTGCTGATACTTCATTCACATCAAATGGATTATCATTTTGACCAGGTACTCGTTCATTAGCCTCAGTATCTTCTGGTACTGTACGAATCATAATACACACCTGGCCAGTAATGGCATGAGCACGTTTAAATAATTCACTATGTCCGTCATGCCAAGGTTGCCACCTTCCGAGCATTTGGACTGTAGGTTTTTGCCAATCAAACATTATTTTTCTCCATCCAACGTTGAATAACAGGCATCAACTGTGCATGTGTATCCTCAAACCATTCACTAACATGATAGTCACAGTGAGGTGGTGGTTCAAACATTTTATTAGTATCTTCAAAGCGGCCTTCTTTAATAGTATCCATCCAAACTGTATAGTCTGGTTGAAACTCAGCTCTTGCTTTTTCAGTGGGACAAACAAAATCAGCAACAGCTATTTTACCTGCCATTACTACACCATCTGCCAAATAACGCATACGTAGTGCCTGTCGAATACGACCTTCTGGAGTAAAGTCCCAATCGTCGTAACGACCTCTTACTTCATCAGCATTAATGTGTATACCACCTATAAGTTCAGCAAATGGTTTGGCTAATGTAGTTTTGCCGCTACCCGGCAGACCCATTATCAGTATTTTTTTCGGCATCTCTTTGCTCCATTAATGCGACTGCTTCTTCCATTAGAGACATTAAAACATCACCAGCAACATTTTGAAGATCTTCGTTTGTGGTTGGATCTAAATCATCCTCTGGTGAACTAACTACGGTAATGTTATACTTAAGATACTCACCATCATCACTCACCTTAACGGTATCAAATCGAATCACAGTTTCGACAAAGTCACCTGTAAGAAATCTAATATCCCACCAATCTTTAATACCGTCACCGTCATCAGAGGGGATTAATTGATAATCAATATTCTGCTTCATCTAAATTTAGCTCCACCTCTGTCTTATAACCAATAGTATATTGTTTTTTCACGAACTCTTTAAAATCTGTAGTCTCAAAAATAGGATCCCAGAACTCTTTAGTAAGAGTATCTGTTTCACGTACTTTTTTATCGCTATCTTTATGTGAGTACCAACCATTGCTTGGTTTTACAACATAGCCTCCAGCAAGAGCCACATCAAGTAGACCACTGTAAGGCTGGACACCGCCCTCCCAAGAGACCGAAATCGGGATCTTTGATTTTTCTTTGACATATCTTGATTTCTCGACGTTTATAATAAAATCATATCCTGTTATATCTGTACCCTTCTTATTCTGTCTACGACCAATAATCCAGATATTATCAGATGAATAGTAGATACCTGTACCACCACCTACAATATCCTTAGGAAATAAACCAATCTCCTTATACGTATGATTGACTGCAACCATAGGAATATTCTTCATGGTGAGATACGGAGTAGTCATACGAAATAGACCTTTAAGTGCTTTAGCACGAGACATATCAGCGACTGACTTCTCATTCATAGCATCTTCAAGTTCTTTCTTAGAGGCAAGATTACCTATAGAATCGATAACTACAATAACATTATCTGTACGGTCCAAGCCTTCAAGCTGAGCAATCAAATCAAATTTAAGTTCCTCAACATTGGTAATAGGTGTATGAAGAACTCGACTAGTATCAATACCAAACGTTTCAAAGTAAGATTGCGGTGAACCAAACTCTGAATCATAGAAAAGCATTACTGCATCAGGATATGCCTTAAGATATGATGAGGCCATCATAAGAGCAAATGATGTCTTAAAGTGTTTAGATGGACCTGCCAGAACAGTAAGTCCTGGTGTCAATCCACCATCAATAGAACCAGATAAAGCCACATTCATCATAGGAACTGGCGTAGTCACCATGTCCTTCTCAGTAAAAAGCTTTGAATCAGCAAGTACCTCGGTCATAGCCAGCTTGCTGTTCTTTTTGAGTTTATCCATAATGGACATACGCTATTCCTCTTCTTTGTTAATTGTTGCTTTTATTATATCACAATTATTAAACAAAGTAAACTTTTTATCCCATCTTGCTAAAATTTTAGGATAGTCGGCAATTGCTGGTGGAACTCCATAGCTTAAATCTATATTAGGTACTTGATTCATGCCATTGTTAATTCTACCATCAGCACATACGTAATTAGAAATAACATTATAATCACCGCCAAATCCTTGAATCGAATTATATAAGTCGTTAAAGAATTGGCTTTTTACTGCTAAGAAAGATCTTACAGACATATCAACAAAGGCTGCTTCTACTGCAGACATAAGAGCAAACTCTCTTACGGCTATATTTGAAAATCGAAGAAAGATTTCTCTAACAGCATTTGCAGATTCATGTGAACCACCAATATATAATAAAGGAACATTGGTATGTGCCATTATAGAATCTTCATCAAAGTAAATATTAGGACAATGAACATACTTAGGATGCTGATTAGCTAATCTATCAACAAGATCTGGAGTTAAATTAGATCTTGTAATTACGCCACCATTTTGACGT